AGAGGAACTAAGTATCACTCTATCGTAGAAGACTATCTCAACAACGAACTGGACCTCAAAAAGTTCAGTAAGTTTCCTCTTCCTGTCCTAATGTTCCAGCATTCTAGGGATATTTTGGACCGCATAAATAACATATATTTACAGGAAGCGGCGCTCTACTCTAATCATTTGGAGATGGCAGGGCGTGTCGATTGTATCGCTGAGTTCGATGGTGTGTTGTCTATTATTGATTTTAAGACAGCAGCAGAACCCAAGCGTGAAAAATATCTTTACGATTACTTCGTTCAAGAAACCGCATACGCTTGTATGCTTCAAGAACTCTACGGGTTGTCAGTGAAACAACTCGTGACAATCGTTGCTTGTGAAAACGGAGAGACTCAAGTCAAGGTGCTTCCACCTAAGAAAGAATTCTTTATCAAACTAATGAGTTACATCGAAGAATACCAGGAACGATATGGAGAAAAAACAATTATTAGAGGATAAGTTTATGACCGCTGCGAGATTCTCGCAGGAAGTGGAGAAGATTGCTTTACACAATCCAGACATGAATTATATTGATTCGGTTATCCACTACTGTGAGTTGAATGAAATTGAGATAGATAGTGTATCGAAGTTGATTAGCAAACCTCTAAAGGAGAAACTCCGTTACGAGGCACAGCAACTAAACTTCATGAAGAAAACCAGTCGCGCAAAGTTGATGTTAATATGAGCTTCTTTCAATCAGATATTATTCGTGGAGACATCCAAGAGATGATGGACCTCCAGCAGTTCTGTTTTAGATCTGCCATGAACTTTGTTCTTCTCGATGACGAGAGGAAGATGGAATACTTTGAGAAACTAGAGCAACTGATTGAGAAGCAGAAGACTTTCTACTTCCGTATTAAGTTGAGTGACGATCCTGAGGCAGTCTCTGTCTTAGAGACTATGAAGCAGGGTATTATTATGCTTGGTGCCACCCCAGGCACCACTGTCGAAGCGATGTTCGACGAACTGCTGCAGAAAGTCCAGTTCATGAAGGACAAACTCCAAAGTGGCACAGCGGATTGACGCCCGACGCTGTGCCTGTTATAATGACTGAGTGATAGGGCATCACACAAACCAAATCCAAACTAATCCGAGAAAATCCTATGTCTTTTGCTGACCTAAAGCGTAAATCCCAGAACAACTTCTCCTTCCTTCAGAAAGAACTTGAGAAGTCCTCCAGCGGTAAGAACGTTGATGATCGTTTCTGGAAACCCGAGGTTGATGCTGCTGGTAACGGTTATGCCGTGATCCGCTTCCTGCCTGCTCCCGAAGGGGAGACCGTGCCCTGGGCGAAAGTGTATTCCCATGCCTTCCAAGGTCCTGGTGGGTGGTACATCGAAAACTCCCTCACCACTCTGAACGAGAAGGATCCCGTTGGTGAGATCAACCGCAAACTCTGGAACAGCGGTAGTGATGAAGACAAAGAGACTGCTCGTAAGCAGAAGCGTAAGCTCCAGTATTACAGCAACATCTATGTCGTGAAAGATCCCAAGAACCCTGAGAACGAGGGTCGTGTGTTCCTCTATAAGTATGGCAAGAAGATCCATGATAAGATCCTTGCTGCGATGCAACCTGAGTTTCAAGATGAAGACCCCGTGAATGTCTTTGATCTTTGGGAAGGTGCTAACTTCAAACTGAAGATCAAGAAGGTTGCTGGTTACTGGAACTACGATAGTTCCGAGTTCGATAGCGTGTCTGCTCTGAGTGCAGACGATGATGAACTGGAGAAAGTGTGGAAGCAAGAGTACTCTCTGGAAGCTTTCACTAACAAGGATCAGTTCAAGACCTATGAAGAACTGGAAGCACGTCTGAACCTTGTGCTTGGCGTCGGTCAGCGTCCTGCTGCCCGCCCCTCTGTGGATGATGAAGAGTATGAACCTTCCTATCCTGATCCTGAACCCCAGTCGTTCCGTAGTCGTGTGACTGCTGCTCCCTCTCCTGTAAAGGAAGAGGCAGTCGTTGATGATGACGATGCTCTCAGTTACTTCGCTCGTCTTGCTGAAGAAGACTGATCCTTAACTAACGCTTAACGACAAAACCAAAGACCTCTGCTAGAATGTAGAGGTCTTTTTTTTAGACACTGTAAACCCTACGAGATATTCTCATGAAAATCGCAATCGCTCTTGCTGCCCTTCCTTTCTTGGCAGCACCTGCCCTTGCTGGTCCCTATGTTAAGAGTAACTCTGAATTCAAGGGATCCGATAGCTCTTATAAAGAAGCAGTCAATCAAGCACGTC